CCGTATAAGTGAGGTTGTTGTAACACATAAATATTTGAACTTAAATAAAGCAGTTAAATAATGAACGGACAAAAAATAGTTGAAATTGCTTCAAAAGAAATTGGAGTTGAGGAATCTCCTAAAAATTCAAACAAAACTAAATATGGTAAATGGTTTGGTTTTGATGGCGTGGCTTGGTGTGGTATGTTTGTAAGTTGGTGCTATGCACAAGCTGGTAAGTCACTTGGCAACATAGGTTATCTTAAAGGGTTTGCAGGTTGTCAAACTGCATTTTCTCATTTTACGAAAACAAAAGAAATTACAAATAAACCCGTTGCTGGTGATATTGTTTTATTCGATTGGAATAACGACAAAAGATACGACCACACTGGAATATTTGTAAAATGGCTAGATGACAATAGATTTGAAGCAATAGAGGGTAATACTGCGGTGGGCAACGATTCTAATGGTGGCAAAGTAATGTTAAGAATTAGAAATAAAAAGTTTGCTATATTTGTGCATCCTAAAGTATTGGATTAATGAAAAATAAAAAAATAACATTTAGTTTACTCAATTGGTTTGGTGAAACACAAGCCGAAATAGTAAAGCTACAACACGCTATTAAGGCTATTGTAGGTAGTAGTGCAATAGCTACTTATACGAGTACTGATATGAACAAAGCTACATTAGTTTTTGTCATTGGTGCTTTAGTTTGCGAATTAGTTTCATGCTTAAGAATTGAGGATAATGAAGCGTGATTACATAGTTTACTTATTCTCGTTCTTAATCGTTTGCTTTTTGGCGTTTATGATGTTTACTAAGTCTTGTACAACCGAAACAATAAAAGTAAATACCAATAATGTACGTGATAGTATAGCAGATTTGAGTAGTAAAATAATCAAAGTAGAGCAAAAAAAAGATAGCATTGTTAAGGAAATTAAACCACTTAAAAGCATTTCTAAAAAAAAAGCAAGTTACTTTGTACCTCAAATAGTAAACTGTACTTTTGATTCTACTAAATACCTTAAAAGAATTGATTCTTTACTATCACTATGCAATAAATTAGATACGGTTTATCAGATAGATTCAGTACAAATAAAGTTGCTTAAAACTCAAATAAAACAATATAAAAATTTAGATACTTTGCATTTAAATACAATTGATAGTTTAGTAGTTGAAATTGATAAACAGTTTAAAAAAGGGTATATAAAAGGTGCTAAACATGGTAGTATTGGTAGTACTGCATTTTGGTTAACTCTATTTGGATTGGTAAAGAAATAAAAAAGCCTTACTATATTAGTAAGGCTTTTGTTTTAAAATAAATCGCATATTTGTTTAAGTGTTAAGCTTTTTACACTTTGTATTATTCCATATTCTTTTACCCATATTTCACAATTTTTATTGATATTAGGCTCATAAAGTAAATATTGAATTAACTGATTAGCTTCACTAAATTGAGCAATATATGTAGGTTCGTAAATACCTAAATCTGTTATTATTAATTGACATTCTTCATAACAATATACATAAATCATACATCCTTATATTTTTCTGTTAAATCCTCGTAAATTTTAAACTCAAAATCTGAAATACTTAAACCATGCTCTTTATGTTCATGGTCTAAAACATCTTGTAATTGTTCTTTAAGTTTAGATATTAATACTTTTTTATTTTTGCAAATATCAACTATTAAACCGAACTCGCTTTTTAGACTACCGTTATCATCTTCGATAATTATTATTGCTTCAAATCTCATAATCAGTATTATTAATTCGTTCAATCATTTTCTCAATGTAGGCTAATTTCATTTCATTAGTCCAAGTTTTATCAATGTTAAGTTGTAGCTTACATTTGTGCGTATTTCCATCAATTTCTTTAGTTTTAGCTTTAGAAATTGTTTCTTCAATCGCTTCTTTATGCTTGTTCCATAAAATCAAACAAGCTTCTTTGGTTAGGTCGGTTCTCATAGTTCTATTTGTAATTCTTCATTTGTTAAGGCAAAGTATAAGTTTTGTAGTTGGTGTAAGTATTTGATATGTTTTAATCTATAATAATCTCCAAAACCTATCCTAATAGAATTTGAATCATACCTTATATTTAAATTAATGTTATTACAAGATAATTTAATTGATGTAATATCTTTTACAAACCCACACTTCAACAACATTTCTTCGGTTAATGGGATTGGTTCAACCCAACTAGCATCTAAGTAATTTTTATAAATAGGAAAATCGCTTATTTGGTCATGCCTTTTTGTGCCTATTTTATTTTCATCAATAGAAACTATTTTATGTATTTTACCTTCTACAATGATATAATTTAATCTTCTTAATTCGTGTGCTAACATACTAATTCTGTCTATAAATTTCCAAAAACTTATTTTTAATTACTGTAGGATAAAACGCCATAAATTTAGCGATTTCAAATAATTCTATTCGACTGTAATTATCTTGGTTCAATAGCTTAGGTTGTGAAACTTCGCTATTCTCTATCGTGGCTTCAAGTGTGAAGTACAATACCTCGTTAATGTTAAATTCGTGGGTTAGTTTCATCTCTTAATACAAAATATCTTGCGTTTGAGTAAGGTTTAATTGCAATAGCTTCACCTATAAATTTATCCTTATTTGGTAAAGTTGAATATAGTATAATTTCTTTTTTAAAATTACCTGATGTACTTCTAGCTTGCGTTTTAGTAAGTCCAGTAATTTCATAAACACAATCAACTTCATTAGTTAAATGAAATATTTTTATTTTATCACCTATTTTTAGTTCCATATCAATCTATAAATTTAATTTCATTAATTTCTGAGCGTTTTAATAGTCTGCAATATTTCCAACTATGAAAACCGCAATAAAAAGGGTTTTGTCCTTTTTGTACAGATTTTAATACTTGAATACTCCATATCCTATTATTATCACTACACATAACCACATCATTATACCCATCTTTTGCCTCAAATCCTTGAATCCAAATAGGTTCTTTAATTCCTTGCTCAGCACAGTATTGCGAAAATGAGATTATTTCGTAGTTTTCTAAGATAAAATGTTCTTCATCTCCTATACAACCAATATGTCCAAATTTATCATCCGACTCACAAACAAGATTGTAATTTGAATATAAACTTTCATTAACATTTTTATTAGGTGCTAGTTTATTAATCAGCCATTTCCATTGCTCCAAACTATCACACTTAACCGCTCTACCGTTGTATTTTTTAGGCTTTAACTCGGGAAATTTAGTGTAGAATAGTTCAAGTTCGCTTTCGGTTGGTAAGCGTAGTTCTTTGGTATTTTTTATACTAAATGAACTAGGATTAATATCTACATAATTTTCAAAATCATAATAGTAACATCCGTATATTAATATATTATCTTTTGAAGTAAACTTGAATATCCAATTACTTGCAACAGTTGCAAAATAAATCTCCCCTTCTTTCAAAATAGATAAATCTACTGGTTTAGGTTGTTCGATTTTAGCATCATTACGCTCAAAGTTTTCAAATAACCACCATTTTACTAATTTAGAATTAGTATCAACATGGTGTACACCGTAAACATCACCTAGTATTGAAACTATTTTAATGTTACCTTTATTAGTTTGCACGTTCAAACCTTGTTCGTGTGCTTCGATTAGTTGTTGTTTAGTTAGTTGCATAATATTTTGCAATTGAATATTTTGTTGAGTATTGGTTTGAACTTTACCTTTTTTTAGCATAATAAATATTGAATTGTTAAGACCATGCACAGGCATAGTAGGAATGGTAGTGTGTTAATTATTGCTTTTTGCATACATTACACTTTTTTAGTTTTTCATTAGCCATTCTAATAGCTATATTAACTAATGCTTGTCTACGTGTGCTAAGGTTATTTTCAATAGCATATTGTTTTAAGTTTTCTAATTCTGAATTATCCAACTCTATAATTGATTTTGTTTTCATGTCACAAATATAGTAATACATTTTGTAATTACAATAATTATGAAAAAAATAATCTTTTTTATTATAATTTTATTGCATTATTAATTTTCTTTACTACCTTTGTAACGTTAAACAATTAGCAAAATGAAAGAAGTTATGAAATTAAATATGCAGATTGATTTAGAACAATATCATAATGATATTAAATTGTTTGAATCAAAAACAATTAATGAGTTAAAAGTTATGTACAATGATTATGATTTGATGCCAACATCTCAATATTATAATTTAAGTATTTATTTGCCACATAGATTATTCACCGAAATAGAAAAACTTTCAAAGTAATGATACACTCACAAAAAACATTTCAGTATATCAATACCTTATTAGTTTCTTTAGCTAAAAAAGGGTATAACGCTTGGTCACATCCTTTAGAAGGTGAAATATATTTTGAATATAACGTATCTTTTGCAGGTACACCAACATTGAACGGTATTATAACTGGCGATACAAAAGTTAGCCAAGTAGATAAATTAATCAAGGATTTAGAAGAGTTAAATAGTTAGTAATATGAGCGAGTTAAAATTAATATCTGAAAGTGAGTTATCATTAATTGATAACTCCTTTTTAAATGTAAATCAATTGCAGTTATTACACAAATTTACACCTGCAAAATACGTTAGAGAAAGACCAGCAAAAGGAGGAGGTAAATGGAAATACATTTCAGGTGGATATGTTAAAAAAACTTTAAACATGATGTTTGGTTTTGATTGGGATTTTGAAATTATAGACCAAATGATAATGCACAATGAAGCTATTGTCAAAGGTAAATTAACAGTTCGCTCAAATGGTCGAACAATTACTAAAATGCAATTTGGCAATAAAGATATAGTTTATAAAAAGTTACAAGAAGGAGAAACAGAAAGAACTCCATTATCAATCGGTAACGATTTAAAAAGTGCTTGTACTGATGCTTTAAAAAAATGTGCTAGTGAATTAGGTATAGGAGCAGATATTTATAATAAAGAAGAATTTGAAATGTTTGCGATTTATGAAGATAATGAAGATGTTTTATATAATTCTTTGATTGAACTTTATGAGAAAAATAAATCTAAGATAGTTGATGAAAAAATGAAACTTAGAATTATTGAAATAATTGAAAAGAAAGAAGAAAGTAGTTATCAAAAAGCAATTGACTATATTAATAAATTATTAGCATAATGGAGCGTTTCGGTAATTTTAGCAGTAGTTCAATTTGGAAATTAACTACCGTTGATAAGTCAGGTAAAGAGTTTGGAGAAAAAGCAAAAACTTACATTAAAGAAAAAAGCTACGAAATTGAATTGGGTCGTAGCTTAGAAAATGAAGCAAAAGCAAAGCCTACAATGTGGGGTAATATTTGTGAACCGTTTGCATTTGGATTGTTAGGTTTAGAATATAAGCTTATAAGTAAAGAACGTATTGCACACCCAACAATAAAAAGATTAAACGGTATGCCTGATAATTTGCGTACTGATGCCGATAAAAAGATTGTAGGTGATACTAAATGCCCATTTACTTTAAAATCATTTGTAGAGCAAATAAAAGCACATGAACAAGGATTAGAAACTTATAAAAAAGAATTCCCTGAATACTATTGGCAATTAATTAATAACGCTATACTTACAAATAGTACTCATATTGAATGTATTTTATTTGTACCTTATTTATCACAATTAAAAGAAATTCGAGAAAGTGTAGCAGATAATTTAGATTATAATTTCTTAAATTATATGTCAGATAATGAATTACCTTATTTGATTGAAGGTGGTAAATTTAAAAACATAAATACTTTTGTTTATGAAGTACCTAAACAAGATATTGAGTTTTTAGAGAATTGTGTAAATAAAGCTAATTTGTTATTAGATAAATATCTAAAACCTAAATTAAAGCAATTACACTTTGATAAGATTTTAGAACGTATCAAAAACGGTGAAAACTTAATTGATAAAACTTTAGATTACTATAATCTAACAGATGAACAAGAAAAGTTATTAAAAGCTAGTCAAATATTAAATAAATAACACCTTAAAACTGAGTTACTTAAAAAATAATTCACTTTTTTTTGAAAAATAATTGTTATAATATAGTAACAAATTAAAATGCTTTGCGTATATTTGTATCAAGTTAAACGATAAACAAATAAGGATATGAAAACTTTAAGCTTCGATACACAAAGAACTATTAACGCACTTAATACTTCAAAAAAAGTTTCTATTTGTAGAAATTCTAAAATTTATGATTTGGAGTTAAAAAGAGCTAAAGATTCTGGAGATTCTAAAATAATTTTAAGAAGTAGAGAAAATCCAAAAACAGGGATTACTTATAAAATGTGGTATACAGAAATAGCAAAAACGCTAAATAATATTTTTGAAAGTTCAGCAATTTACGAAATAACAGAATAATGAATGCACACGAACAAATACTAACTGCTCTACGGAGCGGTTGGTATTCTTTAGCAAAAATTGAAAGTGATTTAGGTATACCTAAAAATACTTTAGAACAAGCAAAGTTGGGTAAACGAAATATCCCTTCAAAATATTTCGATGTATTAATAAAAGAGTTAAAATTATGAGTTTACAACAAGAACAAAGTTACGTTGCTGATTTTTCAGAAGCGTATGGATTTGAAAAGCAAAGTAAGTTAACACTTGGCTTTATTGAGCAAAGATATTCATTATTAAATGAAGAGTTTCAAGAGTTTTTAGAAAATTCTAAGATAAACAATAGAGCAGAGATTTTAGATGCTTTATGCGATATGAAATATATTGTTTTAGGTACGTTTCATTTATTGAATCAATATGCAATGTTATCTTATTCAGATTTTAGCATTGAAACACTTATTGAAAGAACAAAAACAAAACAATCAATAAGCAATTACCTATTTACACAATCTAGGATATTAGCTTTAATTGAAAATACTGCTATTGCATTAGGATTTGCAAAAGTTTTTGAAGAAGCTTTTAAACGTGTTCATGCTTCGAACATGAGTAAGTTTTGTGATAATTTAGATACTGTTCATAAAACTATGTCTCAACCAAAATACAAAAATGTTAGTAGTTTGTCTTATATTGAACGTGGCGGTAAGTACTACGTGACAATTGGTAAAAACGATTTAGAGTTAGCGGTAGGAAAGCTAATTAAAAGTATTGATTATAAACCTGTTGATTTAAACGATTTAGTGTAATATGGCAATTTATAGTTTAACAGAAAAAGATTGGAATATAATTACCTTATTTATTAACAATAAGGTTTTAATTAACAATATCAAAGCGGTTAAAGATTGCTACCAACAAGATAAAAAAAATAAGGTAGCGATTAACAAAGATGAGATAACAATGGATAAAATGAATAAAACATTATTATCTGCCCAATTATTTCAAGCTGAGATTACTAAGAAGTGGGATGCTGAATATAGAGAAAATAACGATGTATTAGCTGACATTATTAACTTGGTATCTTTACAATTAATTCAATTAAATAAGTCAGAACGTGAAGAAATTACGCTAATTATAGATAAATTCTTTACTGAAAAAATGAAAAATAAGGAGGTAATAAATGGATAACTGGTGTATCAAACTAACGGAAGAAAATAAGGAAGCGGTTGCTTATTATTTAGAAAATAAATTTAAATGTCAGGTTTTAGGTAATTATTTATACTATGGTTGTAAAGATGATTTATTTAAGTCTAGTGATAATTCATTCGAAAAAGAAATAACCTTCGATGAATTTAAACAAATGGTAGAATTTGATAGTCCATTTCTGCAAGGTTTGAAAAATGATACTAAGGGTGGTGTAAGCGAAAGAACTGAAAGTAAGTTTATAACAGATTTAGAAGCATTAAATAAAAGAGTTGAAAATAAAAGTGTTTTTCACGAAACACTTAGTAATTTAGCTGATTTGCTAAAATACAAAAATGAGAAGTACGGAAATTCAGTATTAGACCCTTTAGAAATTTTTAAAGGTAAGTGTAAAGCTGGAGAAAGATTAGACGATAAGTTATCAAGGATTAAAAACTCAGATGTATTAAGAAAAAATGATATAACTGATTTAATTGGGTACTTAGTACTTACTTGCGTTGAGAATGGTTGGGATAGTTTCGATGAATTTAAAGATTAGTAGTAATGGAATATAAAGAAGCAAAAGAAGTTATAGGTAAATTTAAAGAGGCTATAACTAAGCTTGAATGGGACGCTAGTAGTTATTATAGCATCAAAGAAAGATGCCAAAAATTAGAAGAAAAAAATAAGGTATTAACTATCGAAATTCAAGAATTAAAAAGATTTAAACGATATTATAATCTTTTGCAATCAGCATCAAATGTTGAAATATGTAATCAATGTGATGGTGCAGGTGGATTTGTTTACGATATGGGTGAATGTGGTTGCGAAGGCGAGGAATGTGGTAATTGTAATGGTAGTGGAATAGTTGATAAAGTAAAAACAAATGACTAGCATCGACAAAATAAACGCTTTAGTTGATAAATATTCGCTAAGTGAAACAGTTAAAGAAGCAATAATAGCAATAAGCAAAGAAGCTTATATTACTGGCTCAAATGATGCAAGTAAAGCATTAAAACAACATCATGAAGGTGTAAATAGAATTGTTAAATCTGAATTAGAAAAGTTAATAAACGAATGGCTAAAATAAGAGTTTTTACTCGTAGTGCTGAATCTAAAAAAGTACTACAAAAAGATAAACCATTAATGAAAATTTGGTTTTCAGATACTAGTTTACCTACACAATTTCAATATTTTGAAACAGAATTACAATCAAATTATTTTAGATTATGCGAGTAATAAAATACCTTTTACCTTTTGCTCTACTGTGTTGTAAGGCAAAAATTGAGAGTAATAAACAATTTATTACTAAAAATGTAGTAACTTGTAAAACGGACACATCTACTTATAAATGGTCTGATGAATATACCGACAAACAACTACGTGAACTTTGCGAAAGTGGGAATTTAGTAATTGACAATAAATAATAATAGTATGGCATCAATTTATTCAGCATCAATAGACTTATCCCTAATTGATAAATCTAAAATAACCGAAAAAAACGGTAAAAAATATTATAATATTCAAATCACTTTGAAAGATGAGGCAGACCAATATGGACAAATTTTGTCCATTACTGAAAATCAAACTCAAGAGGAGCGAACTAATAAAGTAGCTAAAAAGTATTTAGGTAACGGTAAATTGGTTTGGAGCGATAACAAAGTAAGCGAACCAGTACAGTCACAAGCACAAAGTACAAATACTAAAGCAGAAGATGATTTACCTTTTTAAAATGGAAGAAAACATCGAAGAGTACGGAGGATTAGTTTTATGGTCAATCCATTTCAGCTAAAAAAATGCTTTATTGGTAATCATTTTAGGTTTGTTTTTTTATTTCAAAAGAACAAATCTAAATACCAACGTGAAAGCGATTTAGGAGTTTTAAGTAATTGTCGTTTTTGCGAAATAAAGCGACATATTAAGTTAGGTGGAACTTTTACAATGAGTGAGGGTTTTGTAAAGCGTAGTATATTTGGGATAATTAAGCATGATTTAAAATGATTAAAGGCGTATATTATTTTGAAGTTGGTAAAATGGATTCTGAATCTATTGAATATCGTAAAAAAATAAAATCAAAGCACAATAGAAATTATAGAAATAAAAAGCTAAATTTACAAGGCTAATATTACTTACTTCTTTTGTTTAACTAGACAGACACTAACAGAAATGTAGTGTCTGTTTTTTTGTAAAATTTTTCTATATTTATTTTGATTATTAGAATTTATACAATACTTTTGTAACAGTTAATAACAAAAAAAATAATATGTGTGATGTTTGCCTAAATACCTATCCTGACTGCCCTGTGTGTGAAGATGATTCACTACCTAGAGTTAACGCAACTATAACAATAGTTGATAATGAAAATCAATTAGAATTTGATTGCCATAATTGTGGCTCATTTAATGAAATTCATACTTGTGATGATGAAAATATTGCAGATATAAAAGTAAATCATGAGTACGATTATGAATGTATGTACTGTAAAACTAAATTAGAATTAATAATTAAAAATTAGTAGTATGAAAGAAATAGAATTGTTGATTAAAAGAGAAAATGCTTTATCTAAGCAAAATCTATTGTATCAATTAATAGGTAAATTTAGTAATGATTTACCAACACAAATTCAAGATGCTATAATGTTAATGGCAGAAAATGAAGGTAAAGAATATAATAATTTAGCAACTAAAGTAACTGAAAAATTAAAATGAGTAAAGTAGATAACCTAATACAAAGTGCAATATCACAATTGCACTTTAAACGTAAGCAAAAAGGCTTAAATCAGAAGGAATTAGCCGATTTAGTTGGGTGTAGTGATAAAAGTATTTCAAACTTTGAAAGCTTAAAAACTACACCAAGTTTGGAATTGTTAAAAAAATTGTGCAAAGTTTTAGAAATTGATTTGTAATATGGAATATTCAGAGTTTTTAGAATCAAAAAAGAAAACATTTATTGAAAGTGGTTTCGATATTAATGAAAATGAGTTAAATACTAATTTGTTTGACTTTCAAAAGTTTGCAGTAAAAACAGCTTTATTTAAAGGCAAGTTTGCATTGTTTTTTGATTGTGGATTAGGTAAAACATTGATGCAACTTTCATGGAGTGAAGCGGTTTATAATCACACAAATAAAAAAGTGTTAATATTAGCACCATTAGCAGTAGTTGAACAAACTAAATTAGAATCTGTTAAGTTTGGTATTTCATTAGATTGCTTTGATATTACTAATTACGACCAGTTAAAAAATATTGAAAATATCAATCAATATTCAGGAGTTGTATTAGATGAAAGTTCAATTTTAAAAGGGCGTGACGGTAAGTTATCAAATTTAATTATTGAAACTTTTAAATATACGCCTTACAAATTAGCATGTACGGCTACACCTTCACCAAACGACCACATGGAATTAGGTCAGCATTCTGAGTTTTTAGGTGCTATGTCTTATCTTGAAATGTTAGCAATGTACTTTGTGCATGATGGCGGTGAAACAAGTAAATGGAGATTAAGAAAACACGCTAAAGATTCATTTTGGAAATATGTATGTACGTGGTCAATGGCTTGTGATAATCCTAAAACATTGGGATTTGATGTAAAAGGTTATGATTTACCTGAAATTGAATTTATAGAACATTTTATTGAAGTTGAAAATAATACCGATAATCTTTTTGGCGATGTGGCAATTTCTGCAACTGATTTACATAAAGATTTAAACCGTTCTTTTGATGCACGTATTCAAAAAACTGTTGAATTAGTTAATTCAAATGATAAGCAATGGATTGTTTGGGGTCTTAAAAATAATGAAACTGATACTATTGTAAAATTGCTTAATAATGCAATAAATGTACAAGGTTCTGATAGTCCTGAATATAAAGCGAAACATTTAAATGGATTTGCTAAAAAAGACTTTAATACTTTGGTTACCAAAACATCAATTGCTTCATTTGGTATGAATTACCAACAATGTAATCAAATGGTATTTATGTCTTATGATTTCAAGTTTGAAGCTTTTTATCAAGCCGTAAGACGTTGTTATCGTTTCGGACAAAAAGAAAAAGTATTTATTCATATTTTGATTCCAAAAAGCCAATTAAATGTTAGACAATCTATTATTGAAAAACATCAAAGGCATATTGAAATGATTCAAGAAATGGCTAAATATTCAAGTGAAGCAAATTATAAAAGTTCAAAATCTAAATTTAAAGTTGTGAATAAAGAAATTAAAACTAACAATTATCATTTGATCAATGGTGATTGCGTTCAAGAAACTAAAAAACTAGCTGATAATATTGCAGATATAGTTGTTTTTAGTCCACCTTTTGCTGAATTATATGTTTATTCAGATAAAGAAGAAGATATGGGGAATGTTAGCGATTACAAGCAATTTGAAGAGCATTTTAAATATCTTATTCCTGAGTTGAAACGTGTATTAAAAAGCGGTCGTATTTGTGCTATTCATTGCATGGATTTACCAATTCAAAAAGGGAAAGAAGGATATATTGGTTTACGTGACTTTTCAGGTATGTTAATTGATTGGTTTCAAGAAAACGGTTTTATTTACCACTCACGTACAACAATATGGAAAAATCCTGTAACTGAAATGCAACGTACTAAAGCATTAGGATTACTTCATAAAACTATTAAAAAAGATAGCTCTATGACTAGGGTAGGTATTCCTGATTATATTTTGTTTTTTAGAAATGAAGGTGATAACGAAATACCAATTACTCACCAAGATACAGACCCAAGTAAAAAAGACTATTTACCAGTTGATTTATGGCAAAAATACGCAAGTCCTGTATGGTATGATATTGATTACTCACGTACTTTGCAATATCGTTCAGGACGTGACGGAAATGATGAAAAACATATTTGTCCTTTGCAATTAGATACAATTGAAAGAATATTGCATTTATATTCAAATGAGGGTGAAACCGTTTTAAGTCCGTTCGGTGGTATTGGTAGTGAGGGTTTTTGTGCTTTAAAAATGAATAGAAAATCAATATCTATTGAATTAAAAGAAAGCTACTTCACTTTAAATGCTAAGAATCATAAATCTTGTATTGAAGAAAAAAACAGCGTATTACAAATTCAATTCTAATGTCAACCCTAATCAACCCAACCACAATAAGCCAAAATGATAGTATTTTGGATTATTAATAAAAGTAAAATAGTAAAAAGTAAAATGATTTTACTAATAGGTATTAAAAAATAAATACTAAAAAAATAAAAAAAATAATTTTTAGTAAAATGGTAAAATTTTTACTGTTTTTACAGAATATCAATAAGTTACGTGTTATTTTGTTTTACTTTATTGTTTTACTATTTTACTAATTATTTTACTAAATACTTTTATAGTAATAATTTGAATGTAAAATAAATATTACTATATTTGTGTAACAAAAAAGATAAACCGCCATTTATCTATAAGAAATTAAGGTTTAAAAATCTTAAACCTACAAAACCGAATTACTGAAGACTGGCGGGTCTGACGTATTCGGTTTTTTGTTTTATTATGAATTTATAAAATATGATTACTTTAAGTTACTGCAATAAATTACTTGATATTGGTTTCTCTTTAATAACTGTTGGAGAAAATAAAAGACCAAATACAAGCTGGAAACAATACCAAACTAGTAAAATATCAAAAGAACAGTTTGAGAAAAACTATAATATAAAAAATAGTTCTTATACTGATAGTGAAGGTAATACAAAAGAAATACAAGCAACTACCAAGATAGGTATTGCAACAGGTTTTTTTGATGTTGAGGTTATTGATATTGACTTAAAAGTGTTACCAAGTCTTAAATTACAACAAGATTTTTGGAATGAATACACTACATTTTTAAGAGAATCAATACTAGATTTTGATAAAAAAGTAGTTATTTATAAAACACTTTCAGGAGGTTATCATATACTTTACAGATGCAAAAAAATAGGTGGAAATGTAAAGATAGCTAAATTAAAAGACTACAAAGAAGCTATTATTGAAACTCGTGGAGTAGGTGGTTATGTAGTTGTTTATGAAGACCAAGTAAGTGAATTAGCATATCATAATATCAAAGAGATTTCTGAATTAGATAGAGATGCTATAATTAATTGCTCTAAATACTTTAATTATATTGAGCCTACGAATATACCTAATGAGCAAAAGAAAGCTATTAAAGAGTATAAAATAGAGCAAAATAAAGTAACTCCTTGGGATGATTATAATGCTAAAACTGATATTTGGGATATAATCGGGAGTGACTTTGAAATAATAAAGCATTTATCTAATCAAACAGTTATAAGGCGTTACGGTGCTACTTCTGATAAATCAGGTTCAATATTTTCAAATGGTTGTATGTATCTATTTAGCACAGGCACAATATACCCAAACGAAAAGCTTTTAAGTCCTTTTGCTTGTTACACTTATAAATATCATAATGGGGATTTTTCAGCTTCAGCAAGTGATATTTATAGTAAAGGTTTTGGTAGTAGAAATATTATAAAACCTATTTAGTGAGAAGAAAAAATATAAAAGAATATTTTAGAAAAAA